GCTGTCGATCCACCTCCCAGGCCGGCCATTCCGAATATATCCTTGACGCCCCGTCTACCCGCTCCTGCTGCACGGCCGCGCCCCATGCCTCCCATCACGTCCTCACCGATATCCGCACCGATTGATCCGAGCCTGCCCGATATTGATTGCTTCTGCCGTGCTATCCTTCGTGACCTGAACTCCTTTGCTATGCCCGTTATCCCTCGCGTGGCGATCGCGCCGATCTCGTAGAACGGCCCCAGTGCTGCCATCCCGAGGAACCTTGCGGCGCCCGCTCCCATCTCGTACAGCTCAGGCGCGTGCTTCTTCAGGAACTCGATCTTGCTCTCGCCTTGCATCTCAAGATTCTGAAGCTCCTCCTCTATTGCGTTCAGTGCATTGATGAGAGTGTCAAAGCCCACTCCTGTCATACGGGCTATCCGCTGTGACTCCCTCATGAACTTGGGGCTTGTATTGTACTTATTCCTGAACCACATCATCTGGAGCTTCAGGCTCTCTATGTCCTGGAACAGCTTGTCGATCTCATCCGCTGTTGACGGCCTGCCTCCCAGCCCCAGCAGGGTGTCAAGCCCCCTGATGATCCTGGACGTCAGTATCAGCCCTCCCTGAAGCTCTTGGCCCACTTCACCCTTCGGAGAGTACACAGTAATCATACGCCGGAAGAACATCATAAAATCAGTAGCGAGCTTTGCCCGCACTGATTTTATTATGTGGGCCGACTTCTCCGTGAATGTTGTGTCGACCTTCTCGTATTTACCCTTCCAGTTCTGTGCCATCGTGTCTCCGTTAGTCGGGCGGCAACTCCGTCTTGCCTGTCATCGCCTGCTTTGCCGTCTTAGCCTCTTCCTGCTTCTGCTTCGCCAGCCTGCTGTACAGCCAGTCTATGTCCTTCAGATCCGTCTCATCGTATTCGGACGCCGACAGTATGTTGTGGTACGCCAGGTTAAACTGTACCTCCAAAATACTTTCGTAGCGCCTTGCCGTAAGGAAAAAAGAACTCAAGTCGAAAGGGTACGGGAGCCACCTCCGAGGCTCCGCATTTCGGGCATTCAACCATTGCTTCCATCTTCGGGCCATGATAATACTGCTCATGGAATGCCCTGATCAGTGCGAGGTCGCGTGTGTTCAGCTCTTCGAGGTACGCCACCTTATCCCAATCGCTTTTCTTTTCATCTATGATGCTCAATGCAAACCGGTACAGCCACGTCTTGTATCCAGCCTTCTGAACGTCGAACAGCTTCTCCTCGTCCTTTACCCTGAACAGCCTCATGTTAATTATGTCGCCGTTTGACATCGTTATCGGACATGGCTCCTTGAAGCCTGCAGGAAGCTCTACCACGGCCAGCGTTGATAAGTCTATCTGGTACGTCACGGTCTGCAGGCACGACTTGCACTGCATCTCGATCTCCGCTATCTTGTTGTAGGAGTTGATCGCCTCCCACAGCATGACGTACAGCCTGTCGCCAATCGTCAGCTCCCGTGGGTCGATCCCCACAATGACGTTGCGGATTATCTCCGCAAACTTCCTCTCGAAGTTGTCATAGCTCAGCTCCGCGATCAGCTTCTCATCCTTGCCTTTGAGAAGCCGAATGCCGACCTTGGTTGGGTCGATCCCCTGATACACAAGATATTTTGAGGGAAAGTCTATTCCGACGTACTGAGTAGATGCCTGTGATGCGGGTGCCTCTGGTGCTACATGTGCCTGCTCCTTGCTGTCCTTCAATCCGACAGCAGGGCCTTTTCCTTTACCGAACTCTGTTCGTATGTGCTTCTTTTCGCTTTCTGACATGTCTGCCTCCTTTGCTTTTTGTCAGGAGAACATTCTCTCTGTTGCCCTTATGGGCACTACTATTTATCCTACACCTCCACTTATAGCAAGAGGAGTGTGTATTGCAAATGTAGATGTCTCACTTGAAACCGCCTTACGCAATGAGTCCGACAACGATCCCATCTGACGATCCGTCGGTGCATAGTTAATTGTCGATGTCATGGAGGATTGCTCACGTGACGGTACTGGTGTCAATGAAGCCCATGATATACCAGTGCCTGCTTTAGCGGCCAGTCCGTCGGACAAAGATCCTCTAATAGCAAACGCAGGCTCTGCCTCTGCCACAGGCTTCGCAATAGCTCCTATGACTTGCTTCGCTCCGGCAAACACCGTACCCACCGCAATACTTATCAACTTTGGTGCTATCGCAGGAATTATAGCCCCTAAAAATCCAAGTGGCGATGGCACATTCGAAGTTGGTACACCACCTGTCGGTACTGTATATCTTGCAGGCGGTGCTATCGTCTGCCTTGTCCTTGGCGTAACGCTCGACGTGTCCTCTATGTCTACCCGTGTAAACGGCTGGACGGTATCCTGTATGAACACTGGTGATACGAACTCTCCGAATGCCATCCTGTCCACACTGATCGTTATCGTCAGTTTCGATACATTCTCTGACTCATAGCTAAAGTCCCAGCCTGGCAGATCCTTGGGGAAGCATCCAACCAGTTGTATCTTGTTCGCAATTGCGCCTGTAGTATCGTACAGGTAAAAGTAGATGCTCCGTGCGTAGTTGCCTTTCGGATTGTAGAACCCGTCATCCGTCACTATCAAATGCCGCCATGCGTAAAAATACGCTGTCACCTGATCGGGCACCGGGCGAAGGAATGTAAGCGTCAGGTCTGGTATGTCCAGCTCTCCTGCATACTTAGCCCTGAACGCGCCGTACTTGAGGGAGGCCACTTCCTCCATCCCGTAGTCGCCGAACTTGATGTCCTGGCAGTATGTTGATAGAAGCGTTCCTGAGATGCCTCCTATATCCGGGAGCATGACCTCCCACATATAGGCGCGTTGCAATCTCCACGTATATCGTGGTATCTCAAGGGTCGGGTCAAATAGCATTGTTTACACCCTCACCCAGCTGTCGAAGCTCCACGTTACTGCATAGTTGACGATCGCCTCCGACTCATAGCTTAATGCCACATCACCGACCGCCATTGGGAATGCGCCGATGAGTTTTATCTGCATCGACTCCTCTCCCTTGGTCGTAATGAGCTGAAGTATGACATCGGCTTTGATAGCGATGTCACCTGCTCCCACGTTCGCTACGTCGTGGACGATGTTCTGATTCCATGCGTAGATGGTGTCGAACACCCTGCGATCCTCACCCTCCACGAATGTCACGTCCCACGTATGCGAGTACGTCAGCTTGCCGTGGAACCTCAGGCCTGCTGATTGCTTATACGGAACGGGGATCTGCCCCACGCTTCGGCCGGGTATCTCGGTTGATTGCGCCCTGAGCGTGAGCACATCCGAATCCCCTCCACCCACAGGGTTCGGTACGATCACGTTCCACATGTATACCCTCTGTGGATTAGTCAGGTTCGCCTTAAGATTATTCACTGACAGATTGTCCGGCATGTTCTCCTCCCTCGTTATTTGCCTCGTATTGTTAAGTACAGCTTCCAATTATTGATGACAAAGGCATATGCCATCTCCGTTGACTCCAGCAGTATCCTTCTATGCCCTGGGCTGTCGTTGAGGTGCTCAAAGATTATTCTCCTTGCCATCCCATTGATATCCTCTCCGTTGTAAGAGCATTCATACACAACCTCCGACCACCCGTTGAGATAGTAGTCAGGTGCGTGGTAAATGTACCCTTCTCGCGCCATTGCCCAACAGTGCTCTTTGCAAAAGCTGGACATCAGCCCATCCCATATAAATATTATGGGTTTGCCGTTTGCTCTTCTGTATTCGTTAATCGTGTGCTGCAAGTTAGAACATCACTCCCTGTGCAATGAGCTCTTCGAAGCTCGCTCCTGTCTGGGTGATTATCGCCTGGAGCTGGATTATTTCTGCTGCCCTTACCGGCTTCAGGAACACATCCACGTGAAGCTCATTTGCATCGATCGTTTGCGGGGTGTTGTTGGTCGTGTTGCATACCACCCTGTACCCCTTATCTCCCAGCTCTGTCTGGAAGGCTCCCCTTGCAGAGAGCAGGTCGAGATACTGCTCCAGCGTCGTTGACACTCGAAGTCTCGTGACCTCTGTGTTGGGCTCAAAGCAGAACCCCCGAAGTGCCACAGCCATTGCCTTCTCGAGCGTGATGAGGAGCCTCCTGACGTTCACCCTGTCCAATGCGGACGGTATTGACTTCTCCATCTTCTGGCCCCATACCACGGTGCCCTCACCCCTGAATGTCTGGAGTGGGTTGATCTGCTCTTCGTACAGCGAATCGCGCTCACCCTGTGTGAATACGTTGGTCAGTCCAAGCACGTTCAGGAGTCCTCTGTTGAATCCTGCCGGTGCAAACCATGGCTCTGCCACGTAGTCATTGTAGGCAAACTGCGCCGCCACGTATCCTGACGGAGGCACCTCTACGATCTTGTCGTTGTACGAGTCATATATCTTCACCCACGGAGCGTAGAGGGCACAGTATGTCGAGTTGAAGTTCTGGACGCCTGTCCTCCACAGCACCATAGCGTTGACACTTGTCAGCTGTGCATACGGTATATCAAGCACCGCCACGCAGTCGGCTCTCGTCTCCGCAAGGTTTCTCATCGCATCCTGCACTGCGAAAGCTGTGTTGCCCGCGTTGATTAGTATCCTGATGTCAATGTCATCGGGGTTAGCGAACAGACCCCACCCTGTTACCAGCTGGCCGTCGGTTGGAATTGTTCCCGAGTCCCCACCGCCCATATCCAGGTATGTATCCTGCGGTGTCGGCAGCACCGTATCAGCCTCTGCCGTGTTGTCGGCAACAAAGATGTAGCTGGAGAACCCGTTGATCTTGTCCTGTATGTACATCTGTCGGCCGTATCCGTCGTTCTGGTGCTTCCTTGATACCGTCCATACCTCCTGCTTGGTATAGTTGCCGTCGGAGTCTTTGGTGTACACTTCGATGTTGAACTGATACAGGGGCGCATCGATGCTCGCCGTCGGTATCTTTATCGATATGCTGTTGTTCCATGCGCCTGGATCCACAGCGTATATGTAGAACAGAATGTCCTGCCCACCAACGGCGTGGTATGCCTGGTCGGTCGATCCTGCCACCAACGCTGTGTTGGCTCCTGCACCACCCGGCCTGATGATCCACTCACCACCGTACTTCGGAGCGTTTGCTACTCTCAGTGCGTACAGCCTGTTCCCTTTTTCGAGGAAGGCCAGCGCAGAGTAGTGGAAGAAGGTAGTCGGTGATCCGGCGGGTGGCTTGCCGTACTCATCGATAAACTGCTGTGAGTTGGTCAGCAACTTTATATCATTGACACTTCCCTTCTCCGAGTATCCCACGATCGCCCCTATCGTGCTCGACAGGTTCGGAACGATCGTTGAGATGTCCCGCTCTCTGGCGTAAACTCCAGGCGATAAAAATATTGACATGTTATGCCTCCTCTTGTTTTATATTCCTGTCACTGCTCCGAACGCATCCCGAAGCCAGCCGACGATGCCTCCGGCCTTCAGGGCTGGTTTCAGCTCGTCTCTTAGGTCTATTGATACGATAAACTCTTCCGTGTAGTCCTTCGCGTCCATCCCGACGTACTTCCTGTATATCTTGATCTTGTTTATGTTCAGCTCTTCGATGTGCCATGTGCCGAACATCTTCAGGAGATTCTGGTCAGCCATTCTGCCCATGAACTGATTCCTGCTGACCTTGTCCTTTACCTTGTTCTCAGGATCTATGTGCATATATGATACCTTGCCCCACAGCTCGATCCTGTCCAGCCATCCGTCCAGTGATACGTCGAACGGCTGCGGCCTCATGTCAGGAGTAGTAAGCTCATGCCTCATGCTCTCTTTCTCTTCGGGCGTCATCTTCTCCTGCAGTGATCCCTGTATAGAGTCTACCATTCCTTTCATGTGCAGACAATCTCCTCCTGCCATAATATCGGCGGTGTCGTGTCGGTGTAGGTATTGTCATATACCGTTACCACAACCTTCTTGACTGTCCTTACCAGGCTATCTGTAAACACCCACCCATCCACTATGACGGGTGCATGCATTACAAAGTACAGCCCCTTATCAAACATGTCCGGTGTCGTTGACTCATCCGATACCTCACCAAAGTGTAAGTCCATCTCCAGCGGGTAGTTGCTCAGTCCGGCGTTGTAGTTTACATCTAGGTTCGGATTCTCTTGCTGCCAGAACAGATACTTCTCAGCACACCTGTTGTACTTGTCGTAGTCCTTCGTCCACCACCACACCCCATACTCGAGGTGCACCGGCACCGTCTTGACGTTTATGATCCTCTTCTTGGTGCCGTCGTCGTACTCAAGGTTTATGCCCAACCTTGATACAGGCGTCCTCTGCAAGGCCCAGTCGTAGTTCGTTACCTCGCGCCACAGGTTGATAAACTCGACCGCTGCCTTACCTCGCTTCTCAGCGATCGTCCTCATCGCTATCTCTTTCGGGAATAGCACGGTGTCATTACTCATGTCAGTGATGGACAGGATGTCCTTGAATCGGTTGAACACCGCCGCCTGTATTCCCTTATCTATCACCTGCATGAAGCTGGTTATCACGGTGCCACCCAATCTATCTTCCTCGGCGTGAGCACGATCGTGTCCTTCAATAGCGTGTACACTTCTCCTGTCGGAGGCTCCACCTGGATCTCGATCTGTGCTACGTCAAGGAAGCCTGCCGTCTCGCCTTTCAGGATGTGTACGACGAACTCCCCGTTTGACAGATCTGTCACCTGTATCTGATCGTCTGTGCCACCTGAGTTGGCTGTCGCCTTCCTTATGACGTTGTCGTCCTCGTCCCAGATCGTGGCGCGTATCTTCCAGTTGATGACCGGCTCTTCGATCCGTGATCTGAAGTCGATGTTGTCGCCCTTCGTTACTTCTGTCACCATGTTATGGATTCCTTATTAGGTCGATGACTCTTCGTACCCTGCTCACTGGTGTCAGGTCTATAAGCATGCTCAACGTCTCGATGAGTGGCCCCGACACTATCACATCGTCAAACTGTATGTCTTCAAATTCGTTTATGCCGATCAACATCTCTGGCAGTCCTATGTCCTCCACTATCGATATCGTGTCGAATATGAGGAGCTCCATCACCTCCTGATCGACCAGGTTCTCATCAATGACGATGTTCTCTACCAATAAGATGTTGAGCGGATCGGGCGCTATGCTTGTGGCCTCTGATATCGATATTGCATCAATCCTGCTGAAGCTCGATTGCAGGTCACGTATGACCTCTTCCACAACGGTGATGATCTCTTCCGCTGCCATGTATACCAGTGGGTTCTCTATCACCAGATCCTCGATGATGGTGATATCCTCTGCAAAGAATACGTCTATCGTCTCCTGGTCGGCAAGCACTTCCACAATGGATATGCTGTCCACCAAGCTGATGTACAACGGATCGGGGGTTATGACCAGTACCTCTGTGATGCTGATCACTTCGATGATGTTCTGCATGAACAGTGCGTCGATGTATATGCTTGAAACCCGATCTATCAACAGGACGTTCTCGACGATCGGCCCCACTACCGGCTTTGCGTCCTGTATAAACGCAACCTCTGCGATGCTGATGGTGTCTATCAGCAGATCTATGAACATCTCGTCCGGTGCGTTCTCGGCCTCCTCGAATATCTGCACGTATTCGTACACGGACATGAACAGCAGCGGTATGACGACGGCAATAAACGAGTCGGATACACTGATGTCTTCCCAGACGCAGAAGCTGGCGAATGCCATCACGTTTACTGATTCCGTTACGTGCGTCAACTCAAATCGGCTTATGTACGACAGCCCTATTGTATCGAACACCTCTACTATCGTTACGGTGTCGGACACATTGACGCTGATGGTCATCTGTCGCTGCAGGTTCTCTATAATTGAGATCGTATCTACCAACTCCAAGATCAATGGATCTGGAGCGAGGTCTGTCGGCTCGCCTACTGCTATGCTATCTGATGCGCTCACCTGCAGCGGATCCGGCGAGGCCGTTACGACCTCTATGATCATCACAGTGTCGAACGCAGTCGACATCCACGGATCGGCTATGTACGTCGGCTGCTCTGTAATAGTAACATCGTCGAATGCGAACATGAACAGCACATCCGGCAGCAGTGCTACATCCTCCACGATCACAACGTGTTCTTCAACAGGGCCCACATCGCATATCGGTATAGTATTTCCAATATCGAATACGGAAATGTCCTCGCCTGCGGACATATTCAGCACGTCCGGGAGCGCCGACGCTACCTCCGCTATGGCGATGCTGTCAAACACATCTGGAACTAAGAATGGTAGTACAATGCTCTCGTCCTCTATGATCGACACCGTATCGTCTATCGCCACGTACAATATAGTCGGATGTGCTAATACGAATTCAGCAATTGTTACGGTATCGAACGCGCTTGCGTACAGCACATCGAGGTATGCAGTCACTACTTCTGACGCGCTTATGTAGTCTATGCAGATTCCTACATATAATGGGTAGTCAAGTACCCCCACAACCTCAAATATTCCGATATCTAACTCTGACACATTTACAAACAATGGATCGACAGACGGTGTGACATTATCGGTCGCCGTTATGGTATCGTCCACGTTGATGTAGCTGTGCAGGTCACGTGTGATGTCCTCTACGATCGAAACTGTATCGAACACGTTGACGTTGATCAACACGTCCATCGTCGGCGATTCAACAATGTCGATCGTCTCTGCCTGCTCGATGAACAGCTTATGAACTAACAATCGGGCTTCATCTATGTACAACGTTGCATCTGCACCACCCACCACGGTCTGTGCGAATCGAACCCTCGCACCGTTGATGTTTACTATGCTGTTGAGCAGGCTTGTAACATCATATGCCTTTGTTGTGATGACCGAAGGTGGTTGGTTTCCGCTGTTGAATGTTTCCTGTGTAGAATACGCAACGTTATCTCGAACTTGAAGTAGGAAGCTGTCGTCAACCAATACTGCACTGGCGTAGAACCGCACCTCACAAGAGATATGTGAGATGAACGTCATCGCAGCTTCTATGGTATCTTGTATCGAGTTGACGTCCTTGTTTGACGTCGACATTAAGAACGAGGCGTACACATTGTTGAACTTCAGGTCGATGGCGTTAGCCTGGTTCGTCCAACCGACGTTTGTATTGTCACCCCACAAAAGCTCTGGCGTGGTCGGCCTGATGAGGCTGATGACTTCCCTAGCTCGAATGCTTTCAAATACTACAATGTCTGGCATCTCTTACCCTTCAAAGTGGTTGCTCACACATTCCTGACAGTCACAGATCTGCCCCACCCAATCAGGGTGCTCTGCGCCCATCCTGTCTATCTCCTGCTGGCAGTTGGCCGCGTATCCCGGGTGGCCGAAGTAATCTGCCCTCTTCTTCTCATGTGTCCATCCTAAGTATGCTTCCAGTGTGTCGCCGTTCGGCATTTATCGTGCCCTCCTTGCCTCTATGATCTGGTCGAGGAACGCGCTCCAGATCTCGTCCTTCGCGCTCTCCTGGACACGTAGCATAAAGCTCTTTGACCATATGTCGAAGAATATTTCCGGCTCTATTGTCGGGTCTTGCTGCTTTGCCTCGCAGTAGTCATAAAAGCACTTGTGGCTTATCAACCCTACCGCCTGCTCCACAAAGCCTTTCATGGTCTCACCCCTTCAGATATTGCTTCTTACCTGCGGGAGGATTGACCTCCTGCATCTCTACGATCGCCTTGCAGAACGGGATCAGCTGACCGTAGTTCGCCACGTCCTTGTCCTCTATTGCCTCGCCCGGCCTCATCACAACGGTCGGGCCTCCTGTCAGCTCTACCATAAGATCAAGGTGTGATACGTTCTGTATCCTCTTTACTCTCATAGTGATATCACGCTCCCGTTCGTAAGCTTGTATGTTCCGCCCACATTGTCCTTGATGAAGGAGTTGTTGACTATCAACGATGTGTCCTGCATCAGCTCCGACGTTCCTTCCTGTACGTTCGCCCACACCTTGTACGGTGTATACCACCTTGTCTGGTACGGATCGTTCTCTTTGGTCGGATCGACCTTTGTGATCGGCGCTCGCTCCACCTGTATGACTGATATGTCCTTGGCCTTCGGGTGCAGCTTCTGCCTCTCCTCGATCCTGTCCAACCTGCCCTCTTTTAGGTCTTTCAAGTCCTGGTTCAGGATTCTCAGTATCTCATCGATGTCTTTCTTCTCACCTCGATACAGCTCTATACGCTCCAGGGTGGCCTGCACCAGCTTCTTTATCTTGTCGACCTTCTCTTGCTGATATGAATCGTTCTTGGCCTTTGTGGCCTGGTCTTTCTCAAGCATCTGAATGCTCCTCTCTTACTTTACTCTTCTCGGGGCAAGTTTATACGCCTTCAGCACTTCCGCGTCGTACATGCCTTTCAGCTTTATATCCACAACATCGAACTCATCGGTGTCAACTATTCCCGGCACGTATTGTATCGGCACCTTGATGTATGTGCCCACCTTCACGTCCGGTATGTTCTTAAACCATCCTATGATTGGGGTCTCGTTCTCCATAAATATGCCAAGCTTCCGTAGCCGCCTGGCCTCTGGAGACCACTCGATGAATACCTTTGTGTCCTTTGGTTCGTAGCTGATATCGGATGGCTTTATGTATGCATCCTTCGGCTCGTTGGCTGTCAGGTTGTTCGGCACGAATAGCTGCACGTCTATGCCGTAGAGCTCGACCGACACATCGTTGAAGTCACGCAACACGTTGACCGTCTCCTGTGGCACCATCCTGCTCATTGCTACTTTCCCTTCTTATATCCGTTTATCCTGACCATTGTAAACTTGATCTCGTCCAGGATAGTTATCATCTTTTGATGCTCGTCTCTCTGATACTTATGCGCCTCAATCGACTGATCCTGAAACGAGCTTGCTGACTTCGAATGTTCGTCAAGGGTTCTTGTCGAACGATCGACCACGGCCTGCCAGGCCTCGTTTTGTTTCGCCATCTGTGCAAGCACACCATCGACGATCTGCTTGCCCCACAGCAGGAGCTTCCACGACATGAATATGATTGCGCTTACTGATACTATCGCAATACCTGCTTCACTGAAAAGTTTTACCATGCTTTGAAAATCCATTACTCCTCCTTCTGCTCTTTACCGCCATTCATGACACCTAAGAGATCTTCGATCTCCCCTACGTCTTTGTCTGTTACTCCTTCATCGTCCTCGAGCATATCTTCGAGGTCGCTGATGATCCGCATGTACTGATACCGATCGAGGAACTTGAAGAGGGCGTTATTGTCGTGCCATTGCTTTACCAGCTCAACGTCTTTCAACGCCTGTTCGGGAGTCGCAGGGCTCGAGGCTTCCCTTCTCATGTCCGTCCACTCTTCCTTCGTCTTCGTCAGCTCTTCTATGTCCTTCTCGATATCCCCAAGCTTCTGCCCCATCTTGTCCTTTAGCCTTTGCTTTACATCCTTCGGCATCCTCCCGATGGCATCCTTGATCGTCTTGTAATCAATAACATCCCTCTTCAGTTCCCCGAGCAGCTCGTCGGCCTCGCCGACGACATCCTTGATATCGTCCAGCACACTGTCAAACCTTTCGTATGGATCGTAGTCCAGAGGCACCTTCTTCGGCCCCTTGATCCACTCATCGGTCTCCAGGTCATACAGCCCGTCCGCCATATACTCCTGCGCGGGCTGTAGCTGCAGGAAGAACTCGAGGTGCCTGCCAGCCACGGTCTGCGGGTTGTCCTTGTAGAACTTCCGCACGTCCTTCTGCCATTCCTCAGGCGCCTTGTCCTTCGGCAGGTCGCTGTTCACGATCAGGTGCACGTCTATGTCGGAGGTGTCATCGTACATATTGGTCGTGGCCGATCCTATGAAGTGAATCTCCTTCGCCATGTCAACGAGCTTCAGGCCGGGGTACTGCCTAAGTGCTTTCAGTATCTCGCCCTTGACCTTCGGCTTCAGCTTGTAGTCCTCGCCGTCCTTATCCCATATCCCGGACGGTAAGTCCTTCTGCGGATAGTCAATGGTCGCTTCCCTGATCATGTGTGTTGCCAGTTGGAACATTACGGCTCCTTGACTCCTGTAGACGCTATTGCTTCCTCGGCCTGCTTCAACGCCTGCGGATCGTTCTTCTCAAGCCACTCTTTAATCTTGGGATCGAGAACGATCACCTTGAGTGCATTAACGACAGCGTCATCACTGTGCTCTGTCATGTCCTTGATCTTCTCTGCGTCCGTTGCGTTCGGATCGGGTATCTTCCCGTCCTTGATCATCTTCTTTGCCTTCTTCGACTTCTTGAACTTTTTGACCTTCATCTTCTCGGACACGCTCTCGCCCAGCACCTTGTGGATGTGGTCGTCGCTGGCCATAAGGAAGTGAAGTATCTCATCGTTGAGGCTCTTGATCTGCTCTTCGAACAGCTCTTTGCCCTCAGCTGATGCCTTCATGCTGGCGATGACCTGGTTGAACTGCTCATCCGACATCTGCCTGCCGATGTTGTCCTCCATGATGATCTTGATCGTGCGGTACTCATCCGAGTAGTCGATCGCGTCGACCTCGTCCTCGCTGACCTTCTTCTCGTCCGTTGATCCCTCGTCACCTGCAAACTCTTTCTCGAGTTGCTCTTTAAGCGTCTCGATGTTGAGGTCGTCTGAAAGGAATCCGTGCTCCGAATCCACATGGATTTTAAGCTGATCCACCAGGTACGCCTTTGCGTTATCCTCCAGCTCCGTATCCTTTATGGCATCTTCAATGTTGCCTATGCACTCCTGCAGGCTCTCCTTTGCCTCGTCCAGCAGATCCGTCCTTCTTTCAAGGTCATCGTTGTCCTCTATCTTCTCGGTGACCTCGATGCTCGGGTATGCGCTCTTGACAGCTCGCCTGACCGCATTCTTCAGGCTCGACAGGTCGCCGCTGTACCATGCCGGTGCCGCGCTGTACTGTCCTGCCCTTGACA